CGGAAAAAAGAATTAATGACGGGGCAAAAGCGCTAGAGGATAAATTAATAATAGCCTATCGTCAAGCACAATACTACTTGACTAAACAAACCCGAAAGCTCTTTGATAGGTCAAAAAAGCGTACAGGGTTAGATGAAAAAGAAGCAAGGAGATTGCTGAACGAAACTGTACCCCCTTCGGAACTTGTAAAGTTAAAGGTCTTATCTGAACAAATAAGTAATACTACTCTACAAAAGGAAGCCAAGAAAAAGTTAACCAGTTTAGCATTTAAAAAACGAATAACTAAAGCTGAGGACTTAAAAGCCAAGTCTTTTTTAGTTTCTAAACAAATTGCTAATGTACAACTAGAAAAGCAAACAGAGTTCTATATCGATGTTATTCATGAATCCTATCGTGAAGCAACTGCTGAATCAGTTATTCGACAAGCTAAAGAAAATGCTAAGAACGGCCTTGTAATTGAAGTATGGAATAAAAAAGGTTATCAGTTTAAAGAGCTATCGACTAGATACACAAAGAACATCCTTGATAGTCATTGGCATGGATCAAATTATTCTAAACGCTTGTGGAGTGATACTGAAGCTTTAGCAACAAGGCTAGAAGCGTTGTTCACAGTTGAGTCAATGACAGGAATGTCAGAGTTTGAAATGGCTAAGACAATAGCTAGAGAGTTTGACCGATCTATTGGTGTTGCAAGGCGTTTGATTCGTACAGAAGCGAATTATATGTCAAATCAAGCGAAACTTAAAGCATGGCAAAATAGAGGCATAAAATACTATATGCTTGTCGCAGTTTTAGATTTGAAAACTTCTAAAATCTGTAAAAATAAAGATCATAAAGTCTATTTAGTTTCTAAAGCGGTTGTTAATGGGGCTAACGGAACATATCCTCCATTCCATCCTTGGTGTAGAACAATTGCCATTATCTATAGTAAACGAATATTGAACCTTCCTAGGGAAGCTATAGATCCGATCAGTGGCGATACAATGCCTATCAGAGGTGCAACTACTTATAATGAATGGATGGATAAGCTTAAAGAAAAGTATCCAGAAGAAAAGATAGCCTTGCAAAAGAAAAAAATATTAGGGTTGTGATTTATTTGGATTTTAGAGAATTGAACCTCAGGTTATAAACTGTTAGAAACGAAAGCTTAGCAACTGCTGGGCTTTTTATTATGTCCAAGCGTGATGACGTTAAAAGCTCCGGAAGTGCAAGCATTTATCCACTTTAAAAGATATGGAAGGAGTACTAACTATGGAACAAAAAAAACTGTTGCTATTAAATCTACAATTCTTTGCTGAAAAAGATGAAACAGATATTCCAGACGGTTCTGAAACATCCAAAAAGTTGAATGTAGATGAGTTGAGCGATGAAGAAATTTCAGCAATTAAAGAAAAATTTGGTTTTAAAGATGACAAAGAAGTTGATTCTATTGTCAAAAGCAAAAAGTCACGTTGGCAGAAAGAGCTCGAAGAAGAAAAAAATGAAGCTGCTCGTTTAGCAAAACTTAGTGAGGAAGAACGACAAAAAGAATTACTCAACAAAGAGAAGTCAGATTTCGAAAAGGAAAAAGAAGCATTTAGACAGGAACAATTATTTGTAGAAAAAGGTAACCAGTTGCAGTCAATCGGAATTAGCAAAGAATTAGCGTCGCGTATTAAAGGTGATACAGCAGAAGAAATTTTAGAAGATGTCAAAACGTTTAAAAAGGCTTGGGACGAAGCGTTAAAAATTGCTGTTGACCAGGCACTGTTGAGTTCGGTTGATTCACCGCTAGGATCGAATGCATCTATTCCTGACACAAACCCTTTTGCGCCTGAAACTTTAAACCTTACAGAACAAGGAAGATTGCTACGAGAAGACCCAGAAAAAGCTAAAGCTTTACAAGCATTAGTTAATAAATAGAAAGTAGGAGAAAAAATGGAAAAAAGTTTAATTAAAATGAATTTGCAAATATTTGCAGCGAAAACGAAGATCGAAGATGTCATTGTACCTGAGGTATTCAATAGTTATGTTATTGAACGTACAGCTGAATTATCAGCATTGTATCAATCAGGTATTGTTGTGAAAGACCCAGAACTAGATGCGTTAGCAACTGCTGGTGGTAAGCTGATTAACATGCCTTTTTGGCAAGATTTAACTGGTGAAGATGAAGTGTTATCTGATACAGATTCTTTAGAAACAGATAAAATTACTGCTAGTCAAGATGTCGCTGCTCTTTTAATGCGAGGTAAAGCATGGAAAGTAAATGATTTATCTAAGGCTCTATCTGGGGATGATCCTATGCGTGCGATCGGTGATTTGGTCGCTGCTTATTGGGCACGTCGTCAACAAGCTACTTTGTTAAGCGTCTTAAAAGGTGTGTTTGGAGCAGCTTCTACTAAGATGAATGAAAACAGTTTGGATATTTCAGCCGAAACTGGTAATGATTCAGCGTTTACTGGCGAAACATTCTTAGATGCATCTTATAAACTAGGTGATGCCGAAGAAAAACTAACTGCGATCGCAGTCCATTCATCTGTTTATGCGAACTTACGTAAGCAAAACTTGATTGAATTCTTATTAGATTCTAACAACACGAAGATTCCTACTTACATGGGAAAACGTGTAATTGTTGATGACGGAATGCCAGTATCTGGAGATGTTTTTACATCCTATATTTTCGGGCAAGGTGCTATTGGTTTAGGTAATGGGGCAGCTCCTGTTCCTACAGAAACAGACCGGGATGCATTGGCTGGAGATGATATTTTAGTTAACCGTCAACACTTCTTATTGCATCCACGCGGAGTGAAATTTACAAATAAAACTGTTACGGGTTCATCACCTACGAATGCAGAATTAGCTACAGGAGGAAACTGGGAACGTGTTTATGAGTCTAAAAATGTTCGTATTGTTCAATTTAAGCATAAACTTTGGGTTCCTAAGACTGTTATTCCTGGTGGAGGAACGGGCGAATAAAGGGGTAATCTTTATGGATAAAGAAGAAGTAATCAAGCACACAAAGGCACTTGTTGTTCGACTCGGAATTGATGAAACTGAATCTGAAAAAATCAAAGGAATGTTAGAGGATGCTATTGTTTTAGTCCTTGATTATACCAATAGAGAAAAAATGATAGAAAAGCTATACTATTACGCTCGTCAACTAGTAATAATCACTTGGAATCAAGAAGGGAACGAAGGAGAGACTTCACGCTCAGAGGGTGGTGTCTCTCAAAGTTTTATTACAGATATTCCTGAAAAGCTAAAATCTGGATTGAATAACTATCGCATAGGAAAGGTTGTGAAATACTATGCGTCTAAGAAAACGTAATTTGGTTGTTGCCTACTTGAAAAAACGTCATCTTGAAAAAGATGATGAAGGAAATGACGTTGTTACCTATTCAAGTGAATTCAATGAACTACGCATGAATATTCAGTCTGCGGGTGGACAAGTGGCAGCTACAATTTATGGTCAACATTTACCTTATATCAAACTCTGTAAATATCAAGGAGATTTGTTAAAGCCAAATAGAAATGAAAAAGATGGCATTTGTTTATATGTTAAACCAGAAAATGATCCAGATTATGAGATTGAATCAATTCAGCCTTTCTCTTCTCATTTAAATATCACATTAAAGAAAAGAGGAGTGTAATGGGTGTTGAGATTAGAGGCTTAGACCGCCTTAAACGTAAAACAAAGAAAGCGACAGAGTTAATATCTGATGCAGCATGGGATGCAACTTTTGAACTTACAGAATTGATTCAGGGAGCTGCAGAACTACGCTTGGCTTCCAGCATTAAATATGGAAGTGGTGAACTGTCAGGAAGTTTAAAGAATGAGGTTGTAGTTGATGCGAGTGGTCATCTTGTCGGCCGTGTTTGGTCAGATAAAGAACAAGCAATTTACAGAGAGTTTGGTACTGGGCAAATTGGAGAAGCAAGTTCTAAAGACGTTCCGACTGGAATAATGCCTGTTTATTCGCAGAAACCTTGGTTTATCCCGGCTGAAAAAGTAGCAATAGACTTAGAAGCTATGTATGGTATTCCAAAAATTACGATTCAAGGCCAAGATTTTTTCATAACTAAAGGTCAGCCCTCGAGACCGTTCTTGTATCCGTCACTTCAAGAAATGATTGAACAAGCTTCAGAAATATATATAAAGCATGTTAAAGAAAGGCTGAGGGAATTATGAATAAGATTGACTTGAAACCTATTGTTTATAAATTACTTACACAAGTTAAAGAGATTAAGAAAGTTGCAACTGATTATCCAAGTAACTGGACCTCATTCCCTTCCGCGATATATAGAACTAGCTCACAACCAAAAGAAATCGATTCGCAAAAAAAAGAGTTACAGACAACTTGGATGATTACTATTGAGTTATATGGAAATACTAGTTTGACTGCATTGACGTCATTAGTTATAGAAAAGTTTAATTCTATAGGATTTACAGGTACTAGTAAAGATGCAAACACAGCTGATATGCATCGAGTTATCATTGAACTAACTGGTGTAGTTGACAATGTAACAAAATATGTTTATAAAAAATGAAAATTTGGAGGTAGCGACAATGAAAAAATTAGATTTACAACTATTTGCTGGAGAACCAGCATTTGAAGGGCTATTATCAAAAGGCACTAAGTTGTCATACAAAGATGGGGCAACTTCAAAAGATATCGCAGCAGTAAAATCCATTCCAGCATTAGGAACAGACCCTGAAAAAGTAGAAGTGACTCACTTGGGTTCAGAAAAAAAAGCATATATTAAAGGATTACAAGATAGTGAAAGCTTAGAATTTGCTATCGTTTATCAAGGAACAAACTTCAATGATATTCATACTATGGTAAAATCTGGCAAATCATTTGATTTCACGATTACCTATCCTGATGGATTAACAGCAACTTTTTCAGGAGAACCAGATTATAAATTTGATGGAGCAGAAGTCAATCAAGCTATTGGTTTTAATTTAGTTGTAGTAGTATCCAAAGGACCAGATTTTACACCTGTCACTGCTCCAACAACAAAATAAACAACAATTTAAAGAGCAGAGAAACTCTCTGCTCTTTTATTTAGGAGGAAATGTAAATGTCAAAAAATAATTTAGTAGCTATGCCTTTAACAAAAGAGTTTGAATTTGGTGACTTAACACTTCAATTGCGATTAGATGGGAAATCTATTCTTAACATTGAAAAGCGATTAGATGAAGGTATCATGGGATTATTTGTAAAAAAACAAGGGGAACTTAAATTACCACCTGCAAATAGTTTACTCATCATTTTGCAAGGAGCAAATAAGACGAGTGGTGTAACAGATAAGGTTATGGTTGATGCATTCGAAAAATATATTGATTCAGGCAAAACTACAATGGATTTATTTGCAGAAATTAATGATTTCTTAGATGAATCTGGTTTTTTCGGAAAGAAAAAAACGGAGAAAGAAGAGACAAATGGGGAATCTCTGGATCAGGAAGTAACCGAGGAGGAAAGCATGCTGTAACATACAGCACTTTAAGTGAGCTTCTAGAGGCTATGTATCCACAAGCTGTAGAAGCAGGCATCCCAGCTTCAGAATATTGGCTTATGACTTTTGATGAGCTTATGGTACAGATTCAAGCCAACAAAAAGTGTAAAGAAAACGAGCTGAGAGAAAAAGCAATGTTCGATTACTCTCAACAAAAATTAGCAGTTTATGCTTTTAATGATCCAAAAAAATTCCCTAAGTTTGAAGAAGTATATCCTTTTTTGAAAGACGTTGAACAAGTGGTTAATCAAGGAATAAAAGAATACAACACCCAAGAAGAGTCAATGTATAGAGATCAGGATATTTTAATGAAAAATGCCAAGGCTATTAAAGAAACTAGGAAACGAAAGATGATTGAAGAAAGGTAGGTGAAAAATATGGCGATAGAACTTGAAACATTAGAAGTTCTGCTAGATGTTAACTTATCAAGAATCGATGCAGCTATGGAGAAAGTTTGGCCTAAGTTTGATTCTATGTTAAAGAAAATTGAAGGTACTTCAAAAGATAGCATGGATAAAACTGAAAAAAATCTAAATATAGATAAAGGTGTACAAGCGTTTAGTAAGCAATTGGATGAATTGTCTAAAAATGTTGAGCGTATGACTAATACTATTTCTAAAAATACCAAAGACGCATCAAGTAATATTGGAAATAACTTTGCATCAGGTATAAGGAAAGCGAGACCAAAAGTTTCTAAAGAGGTTGACGCTCTGGTCAATGAAATTAATGCAAAAATGGGTCAAGCAAAAGCAGCACAAGAGAAGGTTGCGTATTTAAAATCACAAAGACAAGATGCATCTGCAAAAGGTGATACGGGAAAAACAATTAAATACGATGAACAAATCGCAAGAGCGCAAGCAAATATGACTAAATTTCATGATCAAGCAAAGGGATTAGCCAAAGGGATAAAATCTGAATTTGACTCGGTGCCAAGTTCTTTAGATAACATTGTGAAAAAAATGGCATTGAACGAAATTCAAATAGAAGCTATGAGAAAGAAAATAAAAGGATTAAAAAGTACGTATGAAGACCAAAGGATTCCGAAAGGTACTTTTCAAAATGGTTTTAAAGAGTTTAAAGATACTCCTGCATCAGACAAAACGGCAGAAGCTATTCAAAAGCAATCAGTCAAAATGAATAAATTAATTAATGACAATGATAGATTGCAAAAAGAATATGCTAAAACAGAAGATAGAGCTAATTCATTGAGAAAAGCTTTAGCACGAATTAATACAGCGTTGGGATCTTCGTCAATTCGTACAGGAGATGCTGTAGATGGAGCTACTAAAACAGGAGCCGGAATGAAACAATCAGAGCGTGCAGTTTCAAGATATGGTGGAGTATTTAATCGTATGCAAAATGCTCTTTCTCATGGATCAAGAGGATTAGGCAATGGTTTTAAAGATAGTCTAGGTTTTGTAAGTAAATTCGGTAGCATATTTTCTTTAACTAGTAATAAAGTTAATCGAGGAACACAAGGAATGTCTCGGCGAACTGGACAGCTAGGTCAGTCGATGCGTGGATTGTTACCATCATTAATTGTTTATCAATTAATTGGAAGAGCAATATCTGGATTAGCCAAAAATTTGTTTGCAGCTTTTAGGACCAATGAACAATTTTCTAATTCTTTAAATCAAATCAAAGTTAATCTTATGACTGCTTTTTATCCCATTTACACAGCGATTTTACCAGCAGTTAATACGTTAATGAATGCACTTGCAACGTTAACAGGCCAATTTGCAGCTTTTATAGCATCTATTTTTGGAACTACTTATCAAGCAGCAAAGACAGGAGCTAGTGGACTTTATGATGATATTCAAGCATTGGAAGATACTGGAGATGCTGCAGAAAAAACTAAGGAAAAAGTGAAAAAATTAGAACGAGTATTGATGGGGTTTGACGAAATCAATAAATTGAGTCTAAATAATGACAAAGAGGATGATAGTTCCTTAGATAAACCTAACAAACCGTCTACTGATTTTGGTGCAGCAACAGGGGATTACCAGCCGCCAGCGTGGATGAAAAACTTTAAAAATCTGCTTAAAGATTTTTTCAAACCATTTCAAGATGCTTGGAATAATCAAGGTAAAAAAGTAATAGATGCTTGGAACTATGCTTTAAAAGAAGTAATAGGATTGGCAAAAGCTATAGGCAAGTCATTTATGGAAGTATGGACTAACGGGACAGGTCAGCGATTTATTGAAAATCTTCTAATATTATTAGCAGATGTATTAAATATTATTGGTGACATAGCAGGTGCATTTAGAAGAGCATGGGAAGACGATGGTAGAGGAACGGCCCTTATACAATCTATATTTGATATGTGGAACTCTATCTTAGAACTTTTGCATAGTGTTGCGACCGCTTTTAGAGATGCGTGGAATGACGGTACTGGCGAATCAATTGCTGCTAATATATTAGAAATCTATACGAATATTTTCAAGACAATAGGTAATATTGCTGATCAATTAAAGAAAGCATGGGAATCTAATAATACTGGAAGAGAAATCTTTTCAATAATTCTTGGAATTATTGATGATATTCTAAGTCACATAAATGGTATAACTAAAGCGACTGCTGACTGGGCTAAAACTCTTGATTTTACGCCGTTATTAAGTAGTGTTAAAAATTTACTGAAAAGCATTCGTCCATTAGCTGATAAGGTCGGAGAAGGGTTAGAATGGTTCTATAAAAACGTCTTATTACCTTTAGCAAGCTATACTATTCAAGATTTAATACCAGCATTTTTAGATACGTTAAAAGGAGTTATTGATTTACTTAGTGGCGTCATTGACGCATTTAAGCCAGCTTTTGATTATTTTTGGAACAATGTATTAAAACCCCTAGCCGAATGGACAGGGGGTATAGTAGTTGATGTATTGAAATCACTTGGTGACGTGTTGTCTACAATTGGTCAATGGCTTTCAGAACACGCAGAAGGTTTTTCAAATTTCGTTATAGCTTTTGGTACATTTGTAGGAGCGATTAAAGTAATAGGAGCTGCTGTGAAAGTTGTTGAAGTTCTATCTGGAATCTTCACTTTTCTTTCGAGTATTGGTGGCCTTAGTGGAGTGCTTTCTGCAGTAGGAACAGCAATTGGGGCAGTAGTTGGTATTTTAGGAGGACCTATAACAGTAGCGATAGGAGCAGCTATTGCAGCAGGAGTGTTACTTTGGAAAAACTGGGATACAGTAAAAGAAAAAGCAGGACAATTAGGTAAATGGATTAATGAAAAGTGGAATGGAATTAAAAGTTCTACATCTGAAGCTTGGGATAGTGTAAAAAAATGGAGCTCTGAAAAATGGGAAGATACAAAAAAATCAGTTAGTGATAAAGTATCTACAATTAAAACTAATGTTTCAGATAAATGGAGTGAAATAAAAAGAGGAACATCTGATACTTGGGAAAATGTAAAAAGTACAGTATCTGATAAAGCAAATACAGCAAAAAATAATGCTGTTAGTGCATGGTCGAATATGAAAGAAAAAATGGGAGGTTATTGAGGCCAATTAAATTAAATTGCAAAAATTCAATTGGATAGTGTAGCTTCTTGGGCATCTGGAATGGGTGAAAAAATAGGCTCAGGATTAAGCAGAGGTGTAAATGCTGTGAAAAGAGGAGCAGCAGCGATTGGTAATGGAATTGTTAGTGTTATTGGGGGCGCTGTAAACGGAGTCATCAATGGTATTAACTGGGTACTAGGAGCAGTAGGATCAAGTAATCGTTTAACTGCTTGGGAAGTTCCAAGGTATGCAAAAGGTACCAATGGACATCCAGGAGGGTATGCAATGGTTAATGATGATGCTGGCAGCCGTTATCAAGAAATGTTTATGCTGCCTGACGGAAGAGCTGGTTTATTCCCTAAACAAAGAAATTTGTTAGTTAACTTACCTAAAGGTTCTCAGGTTATACCAGGAAATCAAATACCAAATTATGCTAAAGGAACTAGTGGGTGGCTGGATAATCTTCAAGATTTAGCTTCGAATATTTGGGACTATGCAACCAATCCTAAAAAAGTATTAGATGCTGCTGTATCAAAATTTACTGATTTATCTGGAGTATTTGAACCCGCACTGTCAATTGCTAAAGGTGGAATATCAAAGATGACTGAAGGCGCAGTCGGTTTTGTTAAAAAATTCTTTGATGAGGGTAGCGAATCCCCAAAAGGTACTGGAGTTGAAAGATGGAGGCCTGTTATTAAAAAGGCTTTAAGTATGAATGGATTACCTTCTAATGAAACATATACTGGTGCTTGGTTAAGGCAAGTGCAATCTGAATCTGGAGGAAATGAAAAAGCAGTACAAGGTGGGTATGTTGATGTAAACACTATTTCAGGAGACCTTGCAAAAGGGCTACTACAAACAATATCTGCTACATTCAATGCATATAAATTCCCAGGTCATGGAAATATTTTTAATGGATTTGACAATTCATTGGCAGCAATAAACTATGCAAAAAACAGATACGGAGTTACAGGAATGCTTCAAGTTATTGGTCATGGACATGGCTATGCTAAAGGAACACCTTGGGTACCTGAGGATCAATTAGCAATGATTCATAAAGGAGAAATGGTTGTTCCAGCTGGCGCAAATCCTTTTAATCCAGATAATCAATTTAAAGACTTTAAAAATCTGCGTATGCCTGACCAATTATATTCGTCACAAAGTACAATAAATAATGCTGATTTTAACAATTCCTCTCCAAATAATGTAAATAGTTATGGTATTTCTAAACTAGAGAATTCTTTGGTTAATGCAATTATGTCCCTAGTGGGTTCTCTTGGTGCATCAGCTTCACAAAATCGGGATGGTGATATAATTATAAACATAGGCGGAGAAGAATTTGCTCGAATTGCTATATCTAAAATTAATGAGTATAATCGGAAAATTGGTTATAATGCACTTGAAATATAGAGGTGAAACTATGTCTGGAATGTTAAAAATAAACGGACAGACTGTTCGATATCCTAAAGAATATTCAGTAGGGATACAAGCAATTGATGCTGATTCTAGCGGCAGAAATGCTAACGGAGAAATGGTACGAGATGTAATTGCAGAGAAAATTAAATTAACAATGAAGTGGGGGCCTCTGAGTGATTCAGAGGTCTCTTCCATTTTGCAAGCTGTAAAAAGTAGTTTCTTTCAAGTTGAATACCCAGACCCCTTGATTGGAAGGCAAAGAGTTAAAACATTTTATGTAGGTGATAGAACAGCTCCTTCTTATTCATGGAATGGTAAATTTGAAGAATTGAAGTGGGAAGGATTAGAAATGAACTTTATTGAACAGTAGGCAGAAAGGAGTATACATGTTAAAAGTTTCAGAAAGATTTTTAGAAAAAATAAAAAGCATGGATAGAAATATCGTCACTCGTATAACTGCAAAAAATAAAGTATACACTGGTAATGATGTTAATTATTTAAAACTTGACTATGGTGCAATGGTCGGAGACAGCCTACAAATTGGCTCTACGTATTCTAACTCTTTAGAAATAGAATTTTGTTCAGTAATTACAGATTTTGAAGAGATGGACGAAATCGTAATTGATATGGGAACTTTCTATATTACAGAATCAGATCCTGATAGAAATGAGAAAAAGACTACAATTAAAGCTTTAGACAGTTTCGTTTATATGGAAGGAATGTACAAGTCAGAATTACCTGAAATGGAAACAATAAGAAATATTGCAATTGATATTGCTAATAAAGCTGGTATTAAAGTTGATTTATCGTCATTTAATGGATTAAGCACGGTTAGAATAAAAACTCCTAAAAACTGTACTTATAGACAAGCAATTGGAATGATAGCACAATTTGAATGCGGATACGCTCATTTTAATAGAGATGGACTTTTAACTATAAGAAATCTGACAGATCCACGCTTTCAAATAACGCCAAGTGAATACTTTATGAAAGGCCTAAAAAAGAACGAATTAATGTACAAGCTTGGCGGTATTTCTTGTGAAGTAAGATCTGATGAAGAAGGTAGTAGTGAAACTATATTACTTAAAGCTGGTTCCGATAAAGGAGCTCAGATAAAGTTATCTAATAATTCTATGACACAAACATTATTAGATGATATGTATGTGAAATTAAGGAATTTAAACTTTTACCCATACAATTTATCTTGGCGAGGTAATCCAGCATTGGAAGTTGGGGATTGGATTACTTTTACAGATAGAGAAGGTAACAAATTCAAAAGTCCTAATCTAAGCTATTCTTTAGAATATAGAGGTGGCTTAAAAGGAACGAGTTCAGCCGACACTAAAGCTATTTCATCACAAACAACTCAATTCAAAGGACCTATTCAACAACAACTAGATGATTTATATTCTAGAGTTGATGCTGCTGGTAAAAATAATGTATATGATGGGACAGACGAACCTAAAAATCCGAAAGAAGGGGACCTGTGGTTTAAACCTAATGGTCCAGATACTGAAATTTGGATATATAGAGATGGAAAATGGGTAATGCAAACATCAACTGCTTTAGATGAAGATATTAAGGAGAAAATTGAAAATTCTACCCCTTCCGACGAAATCGTGAAAACAATTAATTTAAGTCAAGAAATGGATGGAAAAGAATGGCTTAAAATTACAGGTGCAAAAATTTGGTTAACAGATCAAACAAAAATTGATGATGCGATTATTACTCACGGGATGATAGGTTCTGTAGATGCTGGAACAATAAAAGTAGGAACTTTAGATGCTGGTAAAATAAGAGTAGTTAATCTTGATGCTAGCGCAATTAGTACGGGTACTTTGACTGCAATTAATATTGAAGGAGTAAGAATAAAGAGTGCTACAATAACGTCAATAGGACAAGATTTCACGATGATAGAAGATAATGGGTCAATTACTTGGAAAAGAAATAGTGATCAAAAAGAAATTTTCAAATTCTATACTACTCTCATAAATCAAAAAGAAGGAAATGTTAGGTTAGAAGTTTCAGATGAAGGATCTTTTACGATATTTAATAAAAAGCTTAATAAAGCATTTTTGTCATTTTTTGGCGCCACTAATAACATGTCAGGAACAGCTAATTTAGATAATTTTTATGTTGTTGGTAGTGGTCATAGTTTGAATTTTGCACCTGGGAGCTTTGGTTACTCTTCTACAGCCAGTAAGAGCCCTAATTTAAATGTAAGTAGCAGTGGTTTTAGTATAGGGAATAATGATACTAAAGTATTAGGATCATCTGGAGGAAGGATTAGTATATCCGCTACTTCTACAAGCGTCACAGGAAATCTTAGTGTTACTGGCTCTAAAAATTCTCTTGTTGATACAGAAAACTATGGACAGCGTTTATTAAATGCTTATGAAACTCCAGAATATTATTTTGCAGATTATGGAAAATCAGTAACTGGATCAGATGGCCAAGTAAAAATTGAAATAGAATCTATTTTCTTAGAAACAATTTTTACTAACAATGAAAACTACCATGTTATGTTAAGTCCTTACGGAGAAGGTTCAATTTGGGTAGAAGAAATAAAGAGTACCTATTTTATTGTAAAAAGTGACAAGCCAGAAATACCTTTTTCTTGGAATATTATTGCATATAGAAAAAATTATGAAGATGTTAGACTGAACCAACCTCAATAGTGGAAAAGGAGAATATATGATGCCTATAAAAGAAATGGAAATTTCGTCAGAACAAGTAATTGATCAATTATTAAAAAAAATAACAGAGTTAGAATATGAAAATGCAGCTTTAAAAGCAGTTCTATCTAATAAAGACAGTAATGATTAAGGAGTGTTTTTATGTCTTATGAAAAACAGCATTGGCAAACATATGATGAACTAAAGACAGAAGAAGAAAATAAAGCGTTAGGTGCAGTTGTAACATCTGAACGCATGAATCATGTAGAAGATGGAATCGCAATCTCACATGAAAACATTGATAGTCATATTAAGCAGTTTGATAATCCTCATAAGGTAACTTCTGAACAAGTAGGAGCTTATACTAAAGAAGAATCTAATAAAAAATTCGCAGCATTGGGCAGTTCGTATACAAAAAAAGAATCAGAGAATCTATTTATTGAACAAACTGAAGCAGAAAATGGTTTATTTGTAAGGAAAAATTCTAAAATATCAGATTTAAATGATGCTGTGGAGCCAGGTATTTATTCGATTCCAGCTACAGGGGTAGAAAATAAGCCATTACCAAACTCTGGAAGCTTGATTGTTAATAAAGATTCAGGTGGAGTCAGACAATTATTTCAAACAGAGAGAACAATGGTCATTCGCCAATTTGGTGGAATCCCTTCAACATGGACAGACTGGAAAGAAGTCGCATTTGCACCGAATGTTGTGAATTTATCAAATAATCAAGAAATAGACGGGGTAAAGAATTTTAAAAAAAACCCAAAAATATCAGGAGTGGATATTGCATCAACTGAAGATATACTAGCAACAAACAAAGTTTATCGCTATTTACGAACTTCTTTGGATTTGTCTAATAAAGTTCAAGCAGCAAAAGATGCAATCAATGCAACGGAAAGTAAAGTAGACATCTGTAGAGTAGGAAACATGGTATTTTTCAATATGCGTATAAATGTTAAGGATTATACTAAATTTGGTAATGATATGCCGGTTATTTATGATTTGCCGATGGGTTTTAGAACGCTTGGCGATTTAATCTCAAATACGTATTTTAATAATAGTTTGTCAGTATCACAATGGGCATTCGCACAATCTGCAGCTAAAAACTACATGGCAATTGCAGAGGGATC